GGTAGTACAGTTCCAAGTAACTATGTAATAAATATGAATGATACAACACCTACGACTATTAAAGAAACTACCCTTTACTCACCTAATTTTAATATTAATAATCAAAAAGAAAGTATGTATGTGAATAATTATAGTTCGCCTGATTTAACCCAGAGAGATACAACAAGTACTCAGTATTATACATCTGCAGGCGGTTATGCTACTGGTTATGGTGATATGAATTATGATTCGGCTTATAGACAGCACAACAATGATATTAAGTCATCTACTATTGCGAACAGAGCAAATCAGGGAGGTATGCAACTATTTAATCAAGAGATGAACGTAAATATAAGTAAAGAAGATGTAAATAGATATGACGGCAGAATGAACCCAGCATATTCTGTTTTAAGTGGTCTGCCTCCTTCTGTATCAACATATGGGGCTATAAATGCTCCTCAATATTATAATGAATGTGCTGGATGTGATCGTATTCAACCAGATATTCTTAATGCTTTCAGAAGCAATCCATACACACATTCTTTAACAACGTCTGTATAATTTTACACTCTATAAAGATTAAAATGATACAAAATAATATAAAGTTATTATTTTACATATATTAAATGGAAGAAAAACATACCTATTTTCTCAAAACAGATGACAATAAAGTTATTAATGAAGAATACATAAAATGGGTGAAAAAAATGGGGGACTGTTTAGAGGTTTGCACGAAATCAATTGGTTGTAATGGATACGGAGACACACATAGGATATGCAAATTAAATAATCTAGATAGTTACAATAAGCTTAATAAATTTTTTGACTAATTATTCCGTTACTATTTTTAATAATGTATACTAATATCTAATATATAAAATATAATATACCAAATATATTACATTTTATCGTATATAAAACTAATTAAAGATAATTATAAATGATAATATAATGTTAAAAATAGGTTATCCTATATGTGCTCAAAGTTTTAAACAATGGTATTTATCTAATGAGCACTTTAAAAAAATATATTATAGTTTAGGATCACCTACACCATTTGATGTATCATTAAGAGATGGACTACAAAGTTTATCAATATCTAAACAAGAAAATTTTTCTTTAGAAAAAAAAATAGAATTATATAATAAAATTTCAGGTTTTTATAAACCAAAAAATATAGAAATAGGTTCTATTATTTCTGAAAAAGTTTTACCCATATTTAAGGATACAATTGAATTAAACAAATATATTTATGATTATTGTAAAAACTATGAAACGAATTGTAATAATTTTGTTTTAATTCCTAATCAACAAAAGTTATTAAAAGTTATAAATTACAAGGAGTTCACAAACTTTTCATTTATTACTTCCGTATCAGATAGTTTTCAAAGGAAAAATACTAAAATGTCTTTACAAGAAAATGATAAAGAACTAATAAATATGATGTACTTGTTAGACGATCATCAATGTCATATACATCCAAATGTAAAACTATATATCTCTTGTATAAATGAATGTCCAATTGAAGGAAAAATTGATAATGATTTTATAGTTAATAGAATATTAAATTTAAATAAAAACTTAAATCCTTCTACTATCTGCTTATCTGATACTTGTGGTAGTTTAACCCCTGATGATTTTGAATATATAGTAGACACTTGTAATTATTTTGGTATTCCGTTTTCCAAAATATCTTTACACCTTCACGTTAGAAAAGATAGAGAAATTGATGTAAAAACTATTATTCATATGGCTTTAGATAGAAAAATAATAGACTTTGATGTATCTATTTTAGAAACAGGAGGTTGTTCTGTAACTATGGAAAAAACAAAATTAACACCAAATCTTACATATGATATGTACTATAAATGTTTGGTTGATTATATTATTAAATTAGCAAACAAATAACGCGCAAATATGTAAAAATTATTCATTAATTTCATATACGTTTGTTATATAATCTTGCTCGCAAAACCAAGGGTCATCTGTTTCTGCTGTAATTAAGTATTTTTTATTGTTAATTTCAATTACACTGGTTGGATCACATATATTTTTTGAATTATCAGGTTGTTCAATATCAAAATGCAATATTCTAGGTAATTTATTACTATCAAAATATACAATCCATTTAAAAATGTCGTGTTTTAAAATATTATCTTTTATATATGTTCTATGACCATAACCATAATATTCATTATCATTTAATTTATAACCAGGAGTTCCACCCCTATATTCACAATTATAATTACTCTTATCATCATTAACTTCTATTTTTGTAATATTTCCATTTTCTATATCAAACGTATATAATTCAAATGGTTTTATATAATGTATAAAATATAATGTATTGTTATGATTTATAAAGGAAATATTTTTCCCTGAAATATTAATTTTTATGTATTTTATAATATCATAGTCAATCAAATACATATCATTCAAATAATTATCTAACACATATATTTTATTGTTATATTCAAAACATCGTGGATCTTCACCTTTCAAAATAATATTATTGTCTTCAATTATATCAAAGTTATTATCTAAAGTGATTTTTTTTATAAATCTGTCTTTCGAATAATGACTTCTTCCAAAACCAATAATTTCATCGTTTTTCTTTATTAATGAATAAAAAATAGAGTTTTTAGTTGTATTAATTCTTTTTATAAATGACAATTTCATATATATTATATTTTCAATGAGAAAAAAATATAATGTATTTTATAATATAAAAATATAAAAACACAATTGAACATATATTAACCTCAATTATGTTATTAAATATTCATCAGAATATAAAGGATAAACTAGATTATTTTCAAAGTATTCACAAAATACCAAATATAATTTTTCACGGTCCATCTGGTAGCGGTAAAAGAACGATTGTAAATGATTTTATTCATACAATTTATAATTTTGATAGGGAAAAAATTAAATCTTTAGTTATGTATGTTAATTGTGCACACGGTAAAGGTATCAAATTTATTAGAGATGAATTAAAGTTTTTTGCAAAAACTCATATAAATTCAAATGGAGGGGATACATTTAAAAGTATTATTCTATTAAATGCCGATAAATTAACAATGGATGCACAATCTGCTTTACGTAGATGTATTGAGTTATTTAGTCATAATACACGTTTTTTTATTATAGTAGAAGATAAATATAATTTATTAAAACCAATTTTGTCAAGGTTTTGTGAAATATATGTACCAGAAACAATAATAAATGGTAATATTGTAAATCTTTACAAATATAATTTAAATGAAACATTTGATATGAAAGATATAAAGCAAAATAGATCAGATTGGTTAAAAAAAGAATTAACTAAGTATATAAATAAAAAACTTAAATTAGAAGATTTAATATTATTATCTACAAAATTATATGAAAAAGCATACTGTGGACTGGATATATTACATTTATTAGAGAATAAGAGTTTTATTGATTCCAAAATTAAAATGGATAAAAAATATGAATTATTAATTTCATTTAACAAAGTAAGAAAAGAGTTTAGAAATGAGAAATTGTTAATTTTATTTATTTTAAACTTTTTATTTTTGAGTTCAGATTTGTGTTTAGAAAATATAAGTTTTATGTAAATGGATGATTTTAATGTTAGTTCTCTTCATGAATCAAAAAACGAATGGGGTGCAAGATTAGTTACTATATTAACACCTCTTATTATCGATGGATATAAATCTATATTAGATGAGGCTGTTAAATTGTGTAAAGAAAATAACGAAACAGAAAAATACTTGATGACATTTCAAAATTTTATTTCAAGAATTCCAAAATGGAATCCAATTATTATTGAAAATGAAAGAAAGCGTATTTGTGAAAAATCTGGATGCAATTATTTAGAGGACTTAGTTACGTGTGTTCATATTATTCAATTAAAAGTGTTAACTTCTATGAGAGTTGGACAAAAACAAAAAAAAATTGATATAACCGTCCCTAAGTTAGATCAATTTATTCATAATATTTATATAAATGTTGCTAGAAAGCTATATAAAAATGTATATTTATTTGAATTAAATATTCCTCCTCTTCAAATACAAAAACATAATAGAGAATTAGAGATTATAGTGCAAGAATGTATATTAAATACTTTAAGGGAAAGCATTCCGGTTGAGTCTATTTTAAAAGCATATATGGATGAAACAGTAGAGGAAGATGTAATTGAAGAAATTAAAGAAGAAATTATAGATGAACCAGTTGAAAACTCTGTTTCTGAAAATATAAATAATAACCAATTACAAAATGACAGATCTAATAGACTTAGTTTCAACGATATAGATTACGTAAAGGATGATAACAATAATATTATTTCAATTGAAGCCCCCAAAAATATTGAAAGATTAGAAACAATTAGCGAATTAAGATCAAAAGAGAGACATTTTGAAGATTCTGACGATGAATCTGAGAAAAATAATTTTAAATTAAATATTTCTGATGAATCTTTTGATTTAAATTCAATGGATCTGAATCATATTGAAGAACCTACAATTGATTTAATACCTGATTTATTAATTGATGACATTGAAATTTTAGATTAAAATGCGTAAAATTATTTATAAGAATGTATTTTACTATTTTAAATGGATAATGTATTTATAGTTGCAGGCATTATTTCGTTTACATTTATAATAACAAAATTTATTGAAATGAGATTTATTGAAAAAGAAAATAAACCTTTAAAATTACTTATTAGAGATGCTTTATTAGTATATTTTAGCGTAATATGTGGTTATTTTATTTTTGATCAATTAAACCCGATTATAATAAATGGTGTAGAAGGAAATAAAATTACTCCAGTATTTACAGATAACCCTGAATTTTAATATAAAATAATAATCTTTATAATTATCATTATTATTTTACTATCTCCCAGTCCAAACTTTAACAATTATTTTTGGTAGCTTACCTTTCTTAATATCATTCATATATTCTTTATAAGAATATCCCCATTTTTGATATTCCATAATATTTCCCAACAATGATTTTCTATTTATTATTTTTTTATTTTCAGTGAAAAAAATTGCACCAAAAATCCTCTCTAAACAACATCGGTCCTTTCTGCATTGTACTTGAGTAATCAATCTCACTATATTATACTTCATATTTAAAAAAACTAGAAAATCGTGATTTATATAACTTTGAACACCAAAACATCCAAACCATTTGTCATTAGGCATAGTAATTATACTATTATTATTTATTTTTTGTTGAATTCCAATATTGTTATTTAATAGATTTACTAGCCTAAGTGTGTTATTAACATTTTCTTTATCTGGATAAAAAAACCATAAGGGTAAAACACGTATTCCTAATAATTTATCAAAATCATATTTTGCGTGAAAAAATACGCTATCGTGTAAAATAACTGCATTTTTAAAAAATTTATTTTTCAAATAATAATAATATGGTAATAATTCTCCTCTGCCTTTAAATTCAGAGTTTATTATAGTAATGTTCTTATGATCAAACTCCGCAACTATAAATTCAGGGTTGCTATTATCATCTATAATAACAATTTGTGTTAAAGGATAAAAAGTATTTAATAGTTTTACAGAATTATTCCAATATTTATTTGTTAATTCCGAATTAACGTGTCTAGTTATTATAAAACCATAATTATCCATATTTTATATAAATATTTATAAAATATTATTAAATAATAAATTACATAATTATTTAATAATGAAATACTAAAATAATAATATAAAAGATAGTGCTAATATAAATGAAATAATGATACCAGATTGTACATTAGTTACAGGATGTTTTAATTTAACTGATATATATCCCAAATCAAGAGGATTAAATGAATGTATTAATGAAATGAAACCAATATTAGAAATTAATTGTTATTTAGTTATATTTGCTGATTCCAAATGCATGGATGAAATCAGAAAATATAGAACTAATTTAAATTTAAACGATATTACATACTATGTTGAAATAGAACTACAAGATTTTACATATTATAATTATGTTGAAACCATAAGACAAAATAGAGAATTATATCATCCAACAAAAGATGAAAGAACGTGTCCAGAATCTCACTTAATATGTTGCAGTAAATTTGATTTTGTTTTACAAGCTATGAAATTAAATCCATTTAATACAAGTAAATATGGATGGCTTGATGCAAATGTTAAGGATAATTTCTCAAAGATCTGTAAAAATTATACAAAAAATACTATCATTGATATTTTAAACAACGTTACAGATAAATTTCATATAGAAGTTTTAAATGTATGTGATAAAAAATATAAAAATATAGAAAATAAGAGGGAATATTATCAAACATACAGATACGTTGTGTGTGGTGGGTTATTTACAACTGGAAAAATAATTGGTGAAAAAATTTTAAAGAGATTATGTGAAATTTTTGTAGAAACTACCAAACAAGGGTATGGTCACGGTGAAGAAATGTTTTATCTGGAAGTGTTAGATGAGTTTTATGATGATATAGAGAGAAGTTATGGAGATTATCATATTATTTTAAATAATTTTATATATCCTACAAAAGAAATAAATTATATAATAAATTATATATTAAATAAATACATTCATTACGGATATTATAGAGAATGTTATGATGCTTGTAATAAAATATTAAACGGTTTAACAAATGATACAGAAATTATCTGCAGTGATGACGAGTATTTTACTATAGTACTAAACCTATATATATCTTCTTGTTATTATAAACCAGATAAATCAATTAATATATTAAATACAATTTATGAATTAATACATAAAAACGAATACATACAAAATAAGTACAATAATAATAAATTGTACTATGATTCTAAATTTAAATTCGCAGAAGATTTAAAAGAGAAATATGATATAATTCTGTGTGTATTTGGTTGTCCTACGATTGAAAAATATAAAAACCAAATATTAAAAATTAACGAAACTTGGGGAAAAATAGCAGATTCATTACCTAATATTAAATTGTTATATTTTTTTGGAGAAGAAAAAACTGAATTAATTGATGATAATAAATATATTTATTTGGATGGTGTAGGTAATGATTATTTATCATCGTCTTATAAACACAATTTAGGGTTGAAATATATTTTTGAAAATTATAATAGTAAATTTGTATTTGTATGCGGCACAGACACGTATATTAATATTTATAAATTATTAAATTATACAAAACAACTAAATGAAGATGACAAATTATTTATAGGAGGACACGGAGATTATAGATTAATTGATAATAAAAATTATTACTTTCATTCAGGTGCAGGGTATATTCTTTCAAAAGAGTGCTTAAAATATTTATATCCACAATTATCTACTATTACTGATCTATGGATAAATAAATGTAAAAATGATGGGTTGCCCGACCATTTAATAACGGGTTGCGATGTATGTATTTCATATTATTTACAAAATAAAAATTATCTCACAGATGATACTATCATAAAACGTAATGATTTATTTGCAGGTTGTAATTATGTAGGATGTCATAGTTACGGTATTTGCTGTGGAGAAAAAATTAAAAAAGAAGACATTATATCTTGTCATTTTATGACTTTATCTGATTTTGACGTTTTTACAGAATTATTAAATCAAAATAACTACTTTGTTTCTAGTGAAAACTATGTAGAAGAAAAAGTTGTTAAGGTTGAAAATGAAATATATAAAAATAGTATAAACTACATAAAAAATAAATATGAGGTTTTGTGTAATACTTGTGGTGATATAAACGAACATTTACCAACATTGAACAAGTATGCAATGGATTGTGAAAGCATATTAGAATTAGGAGTAAGAGGTTGTGTATCTAGTTGGGCCAATTTATATGGTTTAATAAATAATAAAAAAGATAAAAAATTGTTATTTTTAAATGATATTTCTCCTTGTCCTGTAGACGAATTATTGAATATAACAAAAGAATTAGATTTTGTGCAAATTAAATATGAATGGGTGAATGATTTACATTTAACATTTAATGAACCAACCACATTTGATTTAACTTTTATTGATACGTGGCATGTTTATCCTCAACTTAAAGGTGAATTAAATAAATTTAGCAAAATTACTAATAAATACATAATTATGCACGATACAGAAGTTGATGGTATTTATGGAGAAACCATACGTAATGGATGGAATCCTTTTCAACAGTCACAAGAAACTGGTTTTGCGGTTAATGATATAACTTGTGGTTTAAAAAGAGCGATAGATGAGTTCTTATCAGAGAATAATGATTGGAAAATTAAAGAAATATATACAAATAACAATGGTCTTACTATTTTACAAAAAATATAATAACATCTAGTATTTCATAAATTAGAAAAAATCATAATATAATTTGTTATATTATGATTGTGTATGCAAGTATTTTATGCATATGTAATTTTTATATATGTAATTTTTATATATGTAATTTTTATATATAAACTGGTATTTTATCAATATTTATTACATCTTTTGGAATATCCCCTGTAAAATTGCTATATGCTTTAAAGACATCTCTTTCTAATTGTGCTTGAGGAGTATGGTTGTGTACGCATCTTGCGATCATTTTATATAATTTAAATTCCGGATATCTATCTAATCCATTATTTTTATATAACATATTTATGCCTTTATCATCAATGCACCACTCAAATATCAAATTTTTTACAGGATCTTTTATATACTCTGTTATGTTATCTAAATCTTCTATTACATAATCAAAAATGGAGCAAGCTAATCTACAAATATCAAAACTAGGATTTGGTTCTAATCTAGGTTTATTTTCATTAAAATAAGGCTCCGTATTATATTGAGTACAAGCATCTCCTCCAGTTTGATAACTATCACTACAAAACAGTTTTCCATTAAATCTATAAATACTTCTACCAAAGTCAATTATTTTAAAAATTCTACCAAATGTTGGTACTTTATAATATATATTTTTGTAACAATAATAAATGAATTTATTATTTGTATAATTATACATAACATTATTTGTATGTAGATCATTGTGTGTAAAAGAAAATGCTTTTTGATATGTAAGTAGTATCATAATAATTTGCATAAATGCAGAAAGCCATTCTTCATTTGTTAATTCATTTGATAAGATTAAATCATCAAAAGTATTTTCACAATATTCCATAGATATTAATTGTATAGGAAACGCAGGAATAGTTACATTTATAATTTCTTCTTCATATGAGCTATCATCGCTCTCCCATATACTGCTTTCATCATTTTCGCCATTTTCGCCATTTTCGTCATTTTCATCATTTTCGTCATTTTCGCCATTTTCAATACTACTATTAGTAGTATAAGAGGATCTTGAAGAACACGTGCTATTAGATTTTAATGTGAATTTATTTTCATCTTTAATATTGTCTGTATTATTAGTTAAATCCATTAAATCACTAGAAGTAATTTCTTTTAAATCAATTGTATTACTTTTATCTGTTTCAAATATATCTTCAAATATTTCAGAATTGAATGAATGTATAGATATATTTGAGTTAGCGCTAGAATTGTGTTGTATTTTTATGGGAGCTAATTTAATATTGTCATTTTGAAATAAATGACTATAATCGTCAATAGTAAATAATGTGTTTTTATTTTTATTAAAAAATTCGGAACTATTCAAATAATCTATGTCATCAAAAACATTGATCGTAAAATTATTTTTAATTCCTAAAAATGACCCATAGTAATCAACTCCGTGTATAAAGTTATATTCATTTAATAAACAACTTGTTAAATAAATAAAAAACCCATCTACATAAGCAGAATTGTTTTGGTCTATAAATTTGGGGTTGCAATTTGTTTCATCTGATTTATGATCGGGTAATTTAAAAAGAGTTATATCATTAGTATTATATTTTCCAATTAAATATTTATAAGGGTCTAATAATGGTGCCATTTTAAAAAATACATTTTTTTCTTTTCTTTTGTTGTTGTTATTGTTTTTAATTGTACAATTATAAACATTTAATAATTCTTCATTTTTATTATTAACATGTGAAATATATGATTTATGATTTAAGTTTATACTATTATAATTCGTTTCATTCAATGCGAAAAATTTATTATAAATAGGAATATAGTTTTGTATTTTAGAGAGAAAAATATGATTTGGGTTTTCTAAACTTTTAAAAAGTTCAATATTTTTCCTTTTTTGATAATTTATATTAATCATTATTAGGTAAATATATAAATTATATTTAATTCTAACTCATAATTAATAATTAATAATTTATAATTAATACTTTATAGTTTATAAATTAAATATATATAGTTAATTCAAATTATACCAGTTTGCGTAAAATGTAGCAATATTTATTTTATAAAATAAATATAAAGAATGACATTAGAATTAAAAAAATTTGATATGAAAAACATTAGCTTTAAACCCAATGAAAATAAAGGTCCGGTGATCGTGTTAATTGGTAAGCGTGATACGGGTAAATCCTTTTTGGTAAGAGATTTGTTGTATTATCAACAAGAAATACCGATTGGTACTGTAATATCTGGTACAGAAGAAGGCAATGGTTTTTATGGTAAAATGGTGCCAAAATTGTTTGTGCATAATGAATATAATACGGCAATTATTGAAAATATATTGAAAAGGCAACGTACAGTACTCAAACAAATTAAAAAAGAAATGGACACGTATAAACGTAGCACAATTGATCCTAGAGCATTTGTTATATTAGATGATTGTTTATATGATAATACTTGGGCAAGAGATAAAATGATGCGTTTATTATTTATGAACGGCAGACATTGGAAAATAATGCTGGTTATTACTATGCAATATCCTCTAGGAATACCACCAACACTTCGTACAAACATAGATTATGTTTTTATTCTTAGAGAGAACTATATAGCAAATAGAAGAAGAATTTATGAAAATTATGCAGGAATGTTTCCAACATTTGAATCTTTTTGTCAAGTAATGGATCAATGTACAGAAAATTTTGAATGTTTAGTTATTAATAATAACTCAAAATCAAATAAACTACAAGATCAAGTATTTTGGTATAAAGCAGATAATCATAATGATTTTAAATTGGGATCAAAGGAATTTTGGGAATTGTCAAAGGGGTTGAAAGATGACGATGAAGAAGAACAATACGATCCTAATTCTATGAAAAAACGTGGTGCTGGACCAAAAATTAGTGTAAAAAAAGCTAA